TCTTGCGAAGAAATACTTTAATAAAAGTAGGTCATGGCTGTATCAGAGATTAAATGGTAATCTGGTAAACGGAAAACCGGCACGCTTCACACAAGAAGAATTACAGACATTTAACGATGCCCTACAGGACATTTCTAAAAAAATAGGCTCACTTAGTATCTCATATTGATACTCTGTTATTTGACACCATCCCCGTAGTTGAGCCGCTACGGGGATTTTTCATATCAATTACCTATCATCAGCTCCCAATTATCCATAATAGTCATATCCCAACGCGGCACGTCAAATTCATTATTGACCGACACCCCATATACAGAAAGACTCTTGCCGGCACTATCAAACTCAATCAAAGCCGTTTCCTCTCCTTTCTGAATACGAAGATTCATAAAGTCTGTCATTTGTTCCCAATCGGTAGGGCCGATGAATAATGATTCTATGAAACGCCCTTTCACGGGTGCACCAATGGCGGTATCCTTAATGCGTTCCAAATATGATAAAGCCTCGTTGTAAGTCATGTGGGCAAAGATAGCAAAATATAGTGAAAAGGGACGACTATTCAGCCATCCCTTCTACAAATTCCTTCAACCGGTAAAGCCGGATGATAGCCGGATTATAAAACGCATCCGGATAATGCTGCTTGATGTCGTTAATGTTCGCCCGAACATACAAAGACGTGTCGTAGATATGCTCAGATTCACTCAATACTACTTCTTTCGGTAACTGTGCTGTTTCCGCCCAGTGCATGATTGCCTGTACTGAGGCTTCGTCAAATTGGTATTCTTCTTGTATCATGGCCATTATTCATTTAAGCAACTCACTCAGTGGAATTACCTCAGTCTTATATTTGGGTGGCATAAATAAAATTTCATTTATATTCTTAGGTAAATGCCATTTTTCGTTCTCTTTTACAGCTTCAATTAAATCTCCTCTTCTAACAAGATAATCAAACCTGCTTTTCGCATCATTATGCTTAAAATAAAAGAATTTATCCCCATTATGATATTTCGGACACCATATATCACATTCATAGCTTAAGATTGGAGTACCATCATAATCACACCGAACAGCACCTTTATCCTTGATAAAAAAGGGAATTGCATTTTTATAGTGTTCCTTAGCAAGAAAAACATACTGTTTGAAATATGCACTCTTATCAACATATTTAGCTATCTGTTTCACATAATCACGATCATCACCAAGGGCTATTACAAAATTTACTTGATTAAAACTACTGCTAACTAATATTGTATGTAAAGCATATAGTTTAGTACCATAATATTGTGTAACCGTAAATTTACATTCTGTACATTTATATGGAATAGGATTATCTTTTTTCTGAATCATAGTATTATAAAATCAAAGTTACTTCACAAAAATACAAATCAAGGAAGAATTATCAAATAGAAACGGACAAAAAGCTTTAATGGAAGCCAAAGCACGTCATAAACAAGTCTGAATTTTTACTGAAATATGAGCCATAAAAGGAAAGACAGTTCAGTAAGTTTCCTTTCCTTTTATATAATTTATCCCCCTACTATCCATACCTTTTTTCCAAACATTATATACAATATGAGACAAATAATTGCAGTTCTCACTTATAACGTTTTCATCGACTGTGAATTCATTACATCCTATAGCCTGATTAGATTTACAATATTTTTCAATGCCTTTCTTTTTATATAGACAACATAGCCTTTGATTTGTATAGCTATTTTCCTTATAATATTTACATAAAAAACAGTTCTTTGCATTTTCGTAATTCTTATATACAATTGCCCAACCAAAGACAAAAGGGTTTATCCATATAGTACGATTTGCCAAATAATCGAATGTAATCTCAAATATAGCAGATGAATGTCTCTGAGTATATATTTTGCAATTG